ATGCCTGTAAGGTTTGAACCGTCACCTGTTGTTGTAAGTAGTTCACCAGCACTATCAGGTAGTGTCAGGGTACGATTAGTATTGCTATTAGGTGAAGCAATCGTAAACGTGCCTGTACCTTGATCGTTTGGCGTTAGGGTTATCTTGCTCATTCTGTTATCCTTTAAGGCTTAGTGGGCCAAGTGACGTTAGTTGGGAAGCCATCTTGCGTTGGAACATCACGCAAGTCTTGGCGATATTGTGTCTCAGCCGCTGTCATCGTGCGGTCGGATGTAGCCCACCAGTCTGTTTCTGCAATCAGGTTGTTACGTTTAGACCTAATTTGCTCTTCTGTCTTTGGAGCGGAAGCTGGTACGTCAGCATCAACAACCACACCATCTAGTAATACTTTTGCCATGATTGTCTCCTATGAATATGCGTGACCGTAAAGGCGATAGTATAGCCCTGTACCAGTATTAAAAGTAGTACTTCCACCTAATTTAAACCGCAATTTAGAACTTGCTGCCGTGGACGCATATTGGGTAGCACCAGACAAACTGTTGACTGCCTGCAATTGATCGTTTCTATAATAATAGCCTTGCGCTAAATACTTTGTTTCTATTGTAGTGCTGCTTGTGTCAGAAAATACAATAGAATACTGCAACCTGTCACCACTGTTTGCACCATAAGTACCGCTTAAAATAAGTTCAGTGGCAAACCGACCATCATCCCTATCGTAAGTATTAGCGTCACCTTTAAAATGCGTTGTAAAATAAGAGAACGATTGAGCGGAATCACTTGAGTTTAAGATTTGCATTTCTACGTCTTTGCCAGTGCTTCCGATAGGTCTAGGAAAAACAATCTCTAATCTAAGCTGGTCGTAACCTGTAGGCAAAGTAATATCTATGGCACTTACTTGAGAACCACCCAAAGTTACTTCCGCTAAATTAGTCCAATGACCACTAGCCGGTTCCGCCCAAGTCAATCCACCAGTATTGCCGGACTGTGCTGTTAAAGTATAGCCATTTACAGGAGCATTGCTGACTTGCAGCTTGCTCTCGTTGACAGCCTCACCAGCCAGCTTGGCTTGTGTTACATTGGCATCTGTGATTTGAGCAGTACCTATTGTACCTGTAATATCCGCTGCGTCTAACCCTGCAGTACTGTCAATATCAGGAGTTGTAATACCTGTTGTTCCGTTTAATATAATAGCCATTTATAAAACCACCCACCTTGCGCCTGTCTCAATTGTAACTGTGACCCCACTGTTGATAGTGATTGGCCCTGCAGTCATAGCATTCTTCGTAGCTACAATTGTGTAGTTAGAAGCTACTGCCTGTTCGTTCTCGTAAAAGACACCATCTGCAGCACCACCACCAATGCTACCCCACTCAGTACCGTCATAGCCCTCAAAGGATGCATCAGTAGAGTTAAAGCGAAGCTGACCTGTAGCAGGACTTGCATCACGTTGTGCTGTAGTACCAACAGGAATGTTAGCTGAACCTGTGCCAGACGTTTGATCTACAAACCCTGCAGTAGTTTCTGCTTGTGTATATACCTGTGACTGTTGGTAGTAACGTGCATCTGACTGTACTTTAGTGTAGTGGTCAGCCAATACAAATGTACCGTATGCAATAATACTTACATCGTCACCTAAAGCGGCACCTGTTGTCAGAGTAATGTTTGTACCTGTAGTAGCGGTAAAGTCTTCACTTGCACCCTCTACAAGTTTTACACCGTTAAGCCAGACATCTACATATCCAGCATCGTATGTGGCTGCAAAGACAGTTTGACCTGCAGTAGCTGTATAATTCTGACGTTCTGCAGTACCATTTACAGAGGAGCCAGCACTTACCCAGCCACTACCTGTATATACTTTCATGGTTGAAGTGGTTGTGTCGAAGTACAAAGCACCAGTAAGAAGTGCATCACCATCGTTGTCTACTGTAGGGGCTGAACCTTTAGCACCAAGGTAACGATCATCAAAGTCATCATATGATGCTGCAGCAGATGTAGCACTTGACGCTGCGGCAGTAGCTGAGTTAGCTGCGTTAGTCTCACTGGTTGCAGCGTTAGTCTCAGATGTAGCGGCAGCGGCAGCACTAGCAGCGGCAGAAGTCTGACTACCTGTAATCGTATCAACATACGTTTTAGTAACAGCATCATTAGCATCCGTAGGTGCAGCAAGGCCAGTGACCTTGTTAGACCCCATAGCGATAGCACCTGACATAGTGCCACCTGCAGTAGCCAAACGAGTATCACGCTGGGTGTCAGTGTATGTCTTTGTGGCTGCGTCTTGAGCACCAGTAGGATCACCAAGACCTGTAATCTTGGATGTACCCATAGCAATAGCACCAGTCATTGTACCACCAGCTAAGGGTAGTTTAGTAGCAATGCTAGTTGTAATAGTATTAGCAAAGTCTGCATCGTCACCAAGGGCAGCGGCAAGCTCGTTAAGAGTATCAAGTGTACCGGGTGCTGAGTCTACAAGACCTGCTACTTCGTCATCTACATACTTCTTAGTTGCTGCGTCTAGGTCATTGGTAGGTGCAGTAAGGTTCTGAATAGTAGCTGTAGTACCAGCATTCATATTCAGTGTACCATCAATAGTAACATTGTTAAATGTAGAGGAACCAGATGCTGCAGTTACGTTACCCGTTACATCACCAGTTACATTACCTGTAACATTTCCGGTTACGTTGCCAGTGACGTTACCTGTTAAGTCACCCGTTACATCACCAGTGATTGTACCTGTAGCTGAAAGGGTAGTAAATGCACCAGTTGCTGCAGTAGTAGCACCCACGGTTGCACCGTCAATAGTACCACCATTAATGTCTGCCGTAGCTAGTGTAGCCTGTCCTGTTGTAGACAGTGTTGTAAATGCACCTGTGCTTGCTGTAGTAGCGCCGACAGTAGCTCCATCAATAGCACCACCATTAATATCTACAGAGTCAAGAGTAGCTAGACCAGTAGATTGCAGGGTAGTAAACTTACCTGTAGTATGACTTGCGGCACCAATTGTAGCACCATCAATGCTACCACCGTTAATGTCGGCAGTTGCAGCAGTCAGGCTTGTGTTAGCTGTAAGTGTAGTAAACGTACCTGCCGCTGGTGTAGTGTTACCAATTACAATGTTATCACCTGTACCAGTAACTGCACCTGTCAAGTCACCAGTAACGTCACCAGTAAGATCGCCTGTTACATTACCTGTAAGATTACCTACAACACCAGCCGTTGCAGTAATAACACCAGTTACGTTTAGTGTACCTGCTACTGTAGCATTTTCATGTACTGCAACTGTATCAATGTAACCTACACCATTAATGTAAAGGTCTTTAAACTCTGCACCAGTAGCACCAAGGTCAATGTCATTGTCTGTAATAGGACGCAGAACGCCATCACGAATACTAATCTGTTCAACAGGTACAGCAGATACTTCTACAAAGAAGTCGATACTGTTATTACTGTTATTAACTTCTACTTTATTGTTAGCATCAACGTCAGCAATCAGAGGTACGTATTCACCCTCACCCGTACTACCATCGTGCTTGTGCCCTCCAGATGCAGCGAAGGCATCACGAAGTTGGTTATACTCTGCGTTAATAGGGGCAGCACGTACCGTTGCGGTAGGGATGATGTCTGCTGTAGATTGTCTTGTATAACCTGCCACGGTTTATCTCCTGTCTGCTACGCCATACGTAATCGTAATAGCTTGAATAGTATGACTAGCTTTTTGGTTGTCTGTAACATAACTAACGGAAACAGAGTTACCTGAACCGGATACGTTAATTAGTTTCTTTGGGGAAGGGTTACCGTCATAAATATCACCAGCCCCATAAACGGCAGTACCGAATAATGCTGCAGCACCTTCTGTAGAGAAGTCATATGATGCAGGGTTGCTTGTATTAACGTCATCATAATCGTATGACACACCCAAGAAGACTTCTGTATTACCTTCTGACTTCATGTATGTATGAATGTTCATAATGTTTTTACGTACCTCTGGGTCTTCCATGTAGAAGTACGGAGTTTGGTATAGACTAAATATGTTATTGCCTTCAAAAGATATGCCACGTTCTTGTCGATGTACCTTACCAGCACCGTCACCGTGGATCACATGTTCATACTGACCTATAAAACCACTAGCTACGCAGTTAGCTTCAATACCAATAAGCTGACTATATTCAAACACACTCTGTTTATTCTGGCTTTTACGGATAGCACCGATAAGAGATAGAGATGCATCATTCTTAAAGAAGAACCTAAACTGTGACTTCCTGCGAATAACTAAAATACTAACATCTGTGATCTGTTCTGACAAGTAATAATTATCAAAGATGTCTTGTATTTCTTTAGATACTGGAGCAAGTTCAACGTCACCAATGCGGTCTGTACCGGAGATAGGGCGAATACCATCTGGCCCTAAGAAGAGCAAGTCACCACCAAACTCTATAACTGTATCAGGTGCTACGCAACCCAAGTTAGATGTAACACTCTGAAGCTGGAAGTCTGCTAAGTTAGTACCTACAAGTTTTTTAATTGTATTAGCACCAAAGATAAAAAGTTGGTTACGGAACTTCTTTATAGCTGTAATTTTGTAGCCTACGTTAATAACACCTGAACCATTAGCGGGGCTAAAGTCGGTAGCATCAAGAGGGGCGCTAAAGTATAAGTTGTACGGGTCTGTAGTATCACCCGCTAAGAAAATGTGAGAAGCAAACTCTTCTGCAAACTTAGGGCTGTTAGGTGCATTACTGTCTGTGATCTGTGTATATGTAGTACCATCATATGTAGATGCAGGATTGTTACCGTCTGTAAGAAGCATAACTTCTCCAGCCCAGTTATAGTTAACAAACCGCACACGACTTACGTTAGTCATGTCAGGTGAACCAGAAGTAGTTACAGCATCCCAGCTATTTGTAGTGTCATTCCATTTATGTAGATAGTTATACCCAGAAGTAGGTTTTCTGCAAGCAAAGATACCATCATTAATGTTACCATTTACATTAACGCCAAGTACAGCGCCTGAGCCGCCCACTGTGCCGTAATCATTTTGATAACCGCTTATACGACGATACCCACCCGATAGGGCAGGCTCGTAGTTAATCATGCGGATAGCACTACCACTCATAGCGGAAGCTTGCGTAAGTGGGTCAGTGTTAGTGACCAACCCCCCTGCACAAACTGTAAGGTGCGTTCTTAGATTATCCATTTAGAAATTACTTTTTCTTACTGCACCACCTGGTGCAACCACGGTAGAGTATAACTGTGTAGGACTATCAACAATAAGTCTACGCATTGCTTTGATGCCCTTTGTGAACTTATCTTGGTGGATGTTAGCCGACTGCTCGTTAGAGCGGAAACGCATCATATACATCATAGCACCATCAATAATAACATGCTTAAAACGATCCGGTACAATGCAAACGTCTGTAGCGGCTGTTAAGTCTGTTGGGTATTTCCAGTAGCGATACTCAACCGTATAACCTTTATCAGGTATAGGAGTAACACCAAACTTATCTTCTTGAGTTTTGTATACACGCACAGGAACGTCACGTCCTGATTCACCACTACTATCTTCATCAGAGCGGTGTGAACGTAGGTACATTTCAAATGTTAGGGTAGGTAGTGTAGCAGGAGTAGCACCCTCAAGAGCCTTTAAATAGAAAGTATCCCAATCCGCTTTGGAGTAATCCGCTGGGAAGTCATACGTGCTTGTACCTGCTGTGAGTACTTGTGTTTGTGTAACTAGTGTAAAAGGCCACTCTTGTGCTTCTTGCAGTAATTCACGAATAGAAGAGTTAATGGCGTCCTTAGCTATAGCTTGAACGTTTCTAACACCATCAAAGTCAGACACGTTAATGGTTACTTCGTTTAATCTACGAAGTAAGTCATTCACTAGTGTAATGTATGTAGCCATTATATGTGTCCTGTATCAGAAGTGAAGGGGCCAGCGTATAGCCAGCCCCAACTTTAAGCCTATTAGGCAGCGTTGTAACGTGCTGTGATAAGTGCCTCTGGGCGCAGAATCTTGCGTCCGTAAAGGTGCATACCACGTACAATGTCAGCAAAGCTGTCTGGGTCACGGTAGTTCTCAACTTTGTTGATCTGCTCAGCAGAAGCAACAGCATCGTCCTGACCAGCTACGATAACACCGTAGTTAGCGTCTTGTGCAGTTGTACCAGAAGTACCAGCACCAGTGCCTTTAGCAGGCAAAGAGTTTGACACATAAACACGGAAGCCGTGAATGTTGTTCAACACCAGACCGTTTTGCAGGCCAGCACCGCCGAAGTCACCATTCAACATGCGTGAGTCTTCGTCTTTGAGCATCTCTACAAACACTGGGTCAAGAACAACCCAACGTCCACGTGCGTCTACGTTCTGTGTATCCATCTTACGAGCCATACGTGCAAGTACAGTCAATGGAGAAACAGTAGTAGCTGACAGGGCAGTTGCACCTGGCAAGCGTGGAGCCAATGGTACGGAGTCGCCTGCAGTAGCTGTACCAGAGATGGTCAAGTTACCGAAGTCGGTTGCGTCCAAGTGGTTTGCTGTGAGCAATTCACCAGTCAAGTTACCTGCTGTTGGGTGCTGTGCATCACCAGAAGTAGTAGTGATGAAAGCGCCTGCAGATGTGTGACCTGAGAGGTAAGACAGTACGTCTGCGTCCATAGCGTCAGCCATCTTATAGGCAGCACGATCAGCAGCCAAAGATGTGAAGTCTACGTTTGCAAACTGCTCTTCAATGTCATCCATTTTGAAAGCAAAGTAGTTAGCTTTGTCAATGGTG